TCTGAGTGTACTGCTGTCCAATAATCTTCAATTGGATGAGGATCTGGATTACCACCAATTGCTTCAATAGTATCGATACCAATTGGGTTTGTACCTGTATAGAAGCTTAGGTTTTTAAAATCTACTAGGCTGTTAATTTCGTTGTCACTAGCAACAACACGGAAACCGCCACTATATGTAAATGCTAACCCACGAGCTGGGGATTTTTCCTTTAGCTCAGTAAGCATACTTTGTCCAATTGGACCTTCTAGTACACGAGTAGCATGATCATGGTCATTAAACAAGAATGGTAGTTCTAAAGCCATAAAAGCTGGAACATTCCATTTCCACAATTGGCTGATGTGTAGCTGGCTCATTTCTAACTCGCCACGCTCCATGTAAACCATTGGGTTATCTTTGCCACCTGCGTTGAATTTGTTAGCGTATTCAGTAGCTGTATAGATTTCGATATCAATTGCGCCGTTAGTTGCTTTACGAACTTCATCGGCAAATGCTTCTGCTGTACGCAAGAAAAGATGTACTGGCTCATGTGCAATTAGCCACTTGATTTTCTTGTTTTCTTGCATTGTAGGGTTCTCCTGGATTTGTTATGTTTATTTATCAGGAATTAATGGTAGGAGCGGTGGGAATCGAACCCACATTCGCCGCCTTATCTAGACGGTGCTTACAGAGGTATAAGCTCTGCCCTTAGGCCAATATTAGCAACACTCCCAAAAACCCTTGCAGTTTTAGGATATTCGTATTCGACGAATTGTGTTGATATTGTTCATACAGTTATTTATGGTGCGACTGGCCAGAATCGAACTGGCATGCCCTTCAGCGGCAGATTTTAAGTCTGCTGTGTCTACCGATTTCACCACAGTCGCATTCTGAATTTATTACCGATTTAATGTGGCCCAAGTGAGCCATTCTTTGAAACAATTATACACTTCTTTTGCTTCTTTGTCATCTACCGGAACTTTAACGCCACGGATATAAAATCCATCTTCAGCAATCCTAAGTGTCTCCTCGGACCCTGTGTGGAATACAACATTACTCTCAGGTGAAGTGACAGAAAGCACCGGAGTTGCGTTACGCTGTTTTTCAAATACCCAAGGATCGCCTGTTGCCATTAACTGTTCCAATGTTTGATAACGCCTGCTACAATAAAAAGGTTTGTTATGATGTATGTTAACACGATTGCTGTTCGTATGCAAGCAATCTTGTCTGCTTCATCATCCGAACTTCCTGATTTCTCGCCTAGGGCTTTTGCCCACAAATGCCAAAGTTTTTTCATAGTATAAGATGGTGGGCCAAGTGGGATTCTAACCCACGATCAATGCTTTATGAGAACACTGCTTTAGGACACTAAGCTATTGGCCCAGCATTCAAGTATTGTATGTGGTGTTTTACTTCTTGTCAAGTTTGCGTTCAATGTCTTCTTCTATACATTGTTCGCCATACTGTATTTCTACAATCTTGCAAGGTTCATCGTACGGATTACGAATTTGATGCCATTCGCCAACAGGTACATGATAATGTAAGTGTTCTTTTAGTAGTACCAATGGCAATGTGTAACCATTCTCCATTGTACTAAGAACATCACATGCGCCGTGCGTTACGAACCAAAACTCACTACGCTTAAAGTGACGCTGTAGACTAATGCTTTGTCCTGGTTCAATTGTAAGCTCTTTTACCTTTGCACCATCGACTTCATGTAGTACACGATAGTAACCCCAACCTCGATCAGTCTTAGGTGCTTTCCATTCTTCTAGAATCCAACTGCTACTGTTAGCTTTATTTTCACCACCAACGCCAAACACAAACTCTATACCAGGTACATCCATCTCAGGGATGTTTTCCTTTGTGCGGTCGCCGCCATTAGCAAACACAATGGTAGCATAAGGGAATTGGCGTTTAATTAAAATTAATAAATCTTTTGCAGAGCCATCACCGTCATTAAAGTGTTCCACACGGCTAACACCTTTCATTGCAGACAGCACCGACGCTCGTTCTTGCCAAGGCATAAATGCTCGCCCTTTTTTACGGACAAGCCATTCATCACTGTTTAATCCAATAATAAGTAAATCACCTAGCTTTGCGGCTTCTTGGATATACTTAACATGTCCACTATGAATTGGATCAAACCCGCCTGTAACAACAACTATTTTCATTAATCATTAACCTTGTATAAATTTTTATCTAACCAAACTACAATTAGATCCTCTAATCTTGCATGACCATAACGATCAAGGCTCATTTTAATAGAATCATTTACTAGATTCTTATCTGCTAAATCAAACCAACTAGTGGTAGCAGGATCCATTGGATCACAACTCTTATATACCGCGGCATATAACCACTGGTGATTGTATGTTCTATAGAAGTATGCATCTCTACAATCAAATCCACTTACACCTAACATATACATTAGGTTGAGCATATTGTAGTTGTAGTATTGTCCGCTGTATCCACGACTTTGCAAATGATTGTTTTGCATATACACCGGTTGTGGTAAACACATGGCCAGCATACCATTAACATTCATGGTCTTATTCCATGATGCCAATGTTTCAAACGGATTAAGGGCATACTGAAAACTATCATGTGACCAAATCAAGTCTACTTGTCTAGGTACACAACGATGTGTAAAGTCTGCTTCTATAGGGAATACATTATGTAGATCAGAGATGCGTGGCTCTAACGGGCGTATATCTCTGTCAACTGCGTATACTGTGTAATTGCGAGGTTCTGGAGGATCTTCACGAGTGTAGAGTGATGCCCACCACTCTACATCCAATCCTGCACCACACCCCATGTCTGCGATAGTGCTTAGACTATCAAGGAAACTGTCATGTGCATATAGTAAGTTTAAAAATTCTAAACTATGTTCGTGACTACTTTCAGCATTTTTAAACAGCGCCATGTTTCAATATTTCGAATACTAGTTTTTCTTTGAGACTGTTAAGTCTAGGTTCCAATTGAAGACAGGCTTCTGCTATTTCATTATCTGATCCCCAACCAAGCTGATTATTTAAATGCACAGCCCATTTGGAGACCGAGTCTTTTTCAAGTTGTATGCTTATTGCATCGTGTTTAGGTTTTGCCCGTAAACACATGTGATACTCTTCTAATAGAACTACTGCTTTGTCTCGAATGTCCATTATTACACAATGATGTCTTCCATGCCGGCTGTTCTTAAACGAACCACATGGCCTAACATAAAGTTTTTACTCTCTATGCCTTTCATTACACCTAACCATTTGTTACGGAGTAATGCTACTTCGTTAATGATAGTTTCAAAGTCAATAACTTCGTCTTCACCATCAACATACTTTTCAGCATCTCTACTAGTTAATGCCCTAGCGTATGCTTCTAAATACTTTTGGAAATGCTTCCTACGAATCTTACGAAGCTGAATGTTAAGGTACTCCAACACAGCTTCAATTTCTTGAAGCTGGTTGAAACGATGTTCAGTTAACCCAGGGAGATTACTTAGAGCTCTTTCAACATTACCTTGGATCTTGATTTCGCCTTTGGCTACTAAAAGTTCCTTTTCGTAATAATCAATAAAGCCCGGAATCTCTCCCAGATTGGCAACAACTTTGTTATACCACATTAGTCTTCGTAATCGTAGTCTTCGTTATCAGTATCTTCGTCGATTGTGTACTCTTTCAACGCTCGCTTTAATGTTGCATCAGTTGTGCCAAACTCTTTCAAGCTAGCATCATCTAACATATCAACCATAACGCTCATTAAATTGTCAGCACACTCCTGACGATCCTTTTGAGGTATATACTGTTTCATAATAGTATATAACTCGCTTAGTACTTCAACTTCAATCGACATTCTCTTGTTCCTCTCCGGCTTCTTCAACGGGTGCATGATTATGTGGATTAGCAGTAAAGTCAGCCATCACTTTATCAAGTGCGCCTTCTTCATTGCGTTCCCATTCCTTACGGAATTGTTTGATTTCCGTACCGTCTGCTAGAGTGTATTTAAGTCTATTACCTTCCTTGGCCAATAAACCTTTACCTTCGAACATATCT